CACTTTGGAATCTTCATATCCTAGTTGGATTATTAATAAATGCTTATCATCCTTTACAGACACTGTGTTGTTTGCTAATGAGATGAATATGAATTATCATATATCTAAGCGTATGCAATACGATTTTTTTATAAATAGTCTGAGACCTAGAAAGAGATTCTCTCCTTGGTCTAAGAAAGAGTCGGTTGATTATCTTGAAGACATTAAAGAGTATTATGGTTATAGTTATACCAAAGCTCTTGAAGTAATTAGGATTCTCCCTAAAAGCGACCTTGAAAAAATAAGAAAATTATTGCATAAAGGTGGAACATAATGAATGGCGAGACAGAAGTTTCATGGAAACAATCTGATATGGTCGAAGTGGTTCTTAAAGAACCCGATGACTTTCTGAAAGTTAGAGAAACATTAACAAGGATAGGAGTAGCTTCTAGGAAAGAGAAGAAGATATATCAATCCTGTCACATCTTGCATAAGCAAGGAAAGTATTACATAGTTCACTTCAAGGAACTCTTTGCACTTGATGGTAAACATACTAACATCACAGAGAATGATGTGCAGAGAAGAAATAGAATTTCTCAACTCTTATCAGATTGGGGATTGGTTAGCATTGTTGATGCAGATGGGTTAGGAGAACTAGCACCATTAAATCAAATTAAAGTTATATCTTTTAAAGATAAGACTAACTGGACATTAGAATCCAAGTATAATATAGGTAAAAAGAAACCTCAGTAGTAGCATCCGAACTCTTTACTTCGGTTCCTACCACTGGGTTTTTGGTGTCTCTGTGTATAATTAGTAGTGTGATGCCTTCGGGGTCACAGTAAACTAAGTCGCTCAAGGAGGACACTACCATGACATTTTTTGAACAGTACTCACCATTTTCAATGGGATTAGATGATACATTCCACAGACTCGAATCTCTCTCAGGAGCATCAATCAGTTATCCACCTTACAACATTGTTCGGGGATCTGATGGTAGAACCTCATTGGAGGTTGCTCTTGCTGGATTTTCAAGAGAAGATATTGAAGTCACAACAGAACAAAACATCTTAACTGTTAAAGCATCCACTGAGGAGGATGATAGAACCTATAGTCACAAAGGAATCGCAACAAGATCCTTTAATAGAAGTTGGCAACTAGGTGATTCCATTGAGGTAGATGGAGTTGAGTATAAGGATGGTCTCTTGACTGTAAGCCTTCAGAAGGTTCTTCCAGAACACCAGCAGAAGAAGTTCTGGTTCGGTACGAACGCACAGAGGGAGAAACTAGAAGCACAGGTCTAGACCACATCACAAACCGCACAAGGGAGCTTGACTTTTGTCAGGTTCCCTTTTATAATGTCTATATGGTGAAATGCTTATGAGTATTAAATTAGTAACCTTAATGTCCACTGAAAGAATAGTGGGTGATTTGTATGAAGTTCGTTTTAGGCATATGCCTGAAGCAGTTGCTGGTTATATGATCTGTAAACCACAGGTTATATCCATGACCAAATCTTTACCTTCACAGGGTTTAGATCAGAGTAATGAACCTGAGTACAGAGTTGCGTTTACTCCCTGGAATCCATTCAGTAAATTTGATACTGTTAGATTAAATCCTAGTGCTATCATTAATATTACTGATGCTAGAGAAGATATTGAAAAAATATATCTTGATGAATTTCACGTAGAAACCCCAGAAATTTTAGAAGACCCTATAGAATTTTTATACTATGACGATCCAAGTTTGCAGAATGAAGTACAGCGATGAGCAAGTCATTGCTGATATTGGTGAAGTGTATGCTAATGACGAAGCTAAAGAGAAAGGTGAACGTCCTATTTGTATGTCCTTCAGAAATCCATACAGTTTGCATATTGTTAATGAGACCGAAGGTGGTTATAATGTAACCTTCAAGAAATGGAATCCATATTCTGATGATGGTACATACCATGTTGGGTTTGATTTGATTGGCCTAATTAGTAACTGTAAACCAGCAGTTGTTGAAGCATACGAACAGAAGGTAACTGTAGACACTACACCAGTGGAGAATACTAATGAAGAAACTACTACGACTGAATAATGAACCTTGGATTCTCGCAGATGTATCAGAGATACCAGAAGCTGAGTACGGTGAACCAGATTGTATTTTGGAAAACCCTATTACATTGGATGGTAAGCGGTGGCCTCAACACTCGGCAGACAATCAACTTGTTGTCCGATCTACTGATATAATAGTGATGGTAAACCCTACTGATGATGTTTTAAATACAGCAGAAGCAAAAGAACTTTTAACAGAATAATGATTCCCATTCTCCTAGCACTGTCTCCAATAGATTATAACCATCTAGCAACAGCAGTGCAGGTGGAGGCAGTTCCTAATACTATGGATGAGTATTGTGTTGCAGCATCAATTTTAAATCGAGTAGCATCTCCATACTATCCAAACACAGTGGAAGAGGTTATCTATTCACCTGGTCAGTATGAAGGGTTGCAATACAAGGACTCTATTCCTATTCCCAAAGTGACTGTAGTCAGTCGTCTTAAAAATAATGAAAAGATGATGGAGGCACATAGGATCATTGGTGATAGAACTGACTTTAAAGGTCAGAGTATGCTTCCATATAGGGTTGCATCTGAAGATCCAATGTGTGATCCTGAAGGAAACTTCTTTCACTACCACTGGCAAAACTAAAGGATGAAATTTTACACGAACGTAGAACAAGCAGGTAACAGAATCTATGTTAGAGGATATGAAGGTGGTGTAGCATTTAAGGATAGGATTTCATTTAATCCTACTTTATATCTACCCACCTCTAATTTTTCTGAGTGGCGTACCTTAGAAGGTCAGTGTGTTGCCCCTATGAAACAGGGGTCAATCAATGGTGCTAAGGAAACTGTTCAAAGATATCGTGATTGTGAGACTGAGGTATATGGTAACACCAAATATCTCTATCAATATATCGCAGAAGAATATACTGATGATCAGATTAAATTTGATCCCAAGACTATCAGAGTATTCAACATTGATATCGAGACTGCTGCTGAAAATGGATTCCCTGATATAGAATCTGCTGATCAGGAGATTCTAGCAATCTCTCTTAAGGATTCTCATACTAATAGGATCACAGTGTTTGGTGCTAGACCATTTGATAATCATGATGAAGAGGTAGATTATCTACACTTTAAAACTGAGGCTGGAATGCTTAATGCATTCTTAGAGTATTGGGTAAAGAACTATCCCGATGTTATCACTGGTTGGAACGTACAGTTATTCGATATACCATACATTGTTAATCGTTTTAACAGGGTATTGGGTGAGAAATACACTCGTTTCCTCAGTCCTTGGAAGTTGATCTCTACACGTGAGATTTATATCAAAGGTCGTAAGCAGATTGCTTGTGACCTACGTGGTATATCAATATTAGATTATCTTGAACTCTATCGTAAGTTTACTTATACTAACCAAGAGTCTTATAGGTTAGATCATATTTGTATGGTTGAACTTGGTGAAAGAAAGTTAGATCATTCTGAGTATGATACATTCAAAGAGTTCTATCAGAATAATTGGCAGAAGTTTATTGAGTATAACATCCATGATGTTAGGTTAGTTGATAAACTTGACGACAAGATGAAACTACTTGATCTAGCATTTACTATGGCTTATGATGCTAAGGTCAATTATGAAGATGTGTTTAGTCAAGTACGTATGTGGGATAATTACATATACGTTGAACTTCTTAAAAGGAGAATAGCAATTCCACCTAAGAAGGAAAGTGCTACTAAGTCAGAAAAATACGCAGGTGCTTATGTTAAGGAACCGAAACCAGGACGCTATGATTGGGTTGTTAATTTTGACCTCAATAGCCTGTACCCTCATCTTATTATGCAATATAATATCTCCCCAGAGACAATCAGGGAGACTAGACATTCCAGTGCAACTGTTGAGGGAATCCTCAGACAGGAGGTAGAGATTGATGGTGAGTATTCTGTGTGTGCTAATGGAGCACAGTACAGAAAGGATGTTCGTGGATTCTTACCAGAACTCATGGACAAGATGTATAATGAGAGGGTCATCTTTAAGAAGAAGATGATCGAAGCAAAGAAATTATATGAAAAGAAACCATCAATTGAACTTACAAAGGAGATCGCCAGATGTAATAACATTCAGATGGCGAAGAAGATATCCCTTAATAGTGCTTATGGTGCTATCGGCAATGAGCACTTCAGGTATTACAAGCTTGCTAATGCAGAAGCAATCACTCTTTCTGG